GATTTAAACAACATCAATATTTAAGGAGGTACGGCGTTATGGGAAAAACAATAACAGCCGGATTTATCAGCGATACAATTAACGGTATCGGGATAAATTCAAGTATCAAATGCAACAACGACAATCTGAACAACAACACAAGCCGAAGCGTAGCCTATGTGGTAATGCACTATACAGGCAATTCAAAGGATACGGCAAAGGCAAATGCAAATTATTTCGGCGGTGCGGGGCGTAATGCTTCCGCTCATTTTTTTGTAGATGATGCGGAAATTTACCAAAGCGTAGAGTTAAGGGATACCGCTTGGCATTGCGGGGCAAAGTCTTATAAACACGGCTCTTGCAGAAATGCGAACAGTATAGGTATTGAAATGTGTTGTACTGCTGGAAACTACAGAATTTCAGACAGGACAAAAGAAAACGCTGCATACCTTTGTGCATTTCTTTGTAAAATGCTTGGAATTGGTGCAGGTGGCGTTGATTCCTATGTATTACGCCATTATGACGTAACAGGAAAGAATTGCCCGGCTCAAATGGTAAGCAATCCTACAGAATGGCAGGAGTTCAAAAATAAGGTTAAGGGTATCTTAGGCGGTTCGGTATCCGCAGGAGGACAGCAGCATACCGCACAGCCGACAACGGACAATGTGGCAAGCTACAAAGTGAAGATTACCGCAGATGTATTAAATGTGCGTATCGGTCCGGGAACAGATTACGGAGTAGCCACACAGGTAAAACAGGGCGAGGTATACACAATCGTAGGCGAGGTAAGAAATGGTAACACCACTTGGGGCAAATTAAAGAGCGGTGCAGGCTACATAAGCCTTGGATATACGGAGCGAATAGCGGGAATGACCGCAAATACTCCACAGGATACAAGCTACAGGGTAAAAATCAATACCGCCGTTCTGAATGTCCGAAAAGGTCCCGGAACAAATTACCCGGTAACAACACAGGTAAAACAGGGCGAAGTATATACAATCGTTGGAGAGGAAAAGAACGGTAACACCACTTGGGGCAAATTAAAGAGCGGTGCAGGGTATATAAGCCTTGGATATACACAGAGAGCGTAGGAGGTACACTATGGCAGTAACAGCAGCACAGGTAAAAAAGGTTGTTAAGGTCGCAAGCGGTATTATCTACTCACAGGAGGGTAATTACGGAAGCGTAAACAGAAACGACAACAACCACGGAATGAGCATAGGTAAGTGCCAATGGAACGCATATTGGGGTAGAGCGTTGCCCCTCTTAAAGTCCATTGTTGAAAAGGACCAGGAACAGGCAAAAGAGATATTAGGGGATGCCCTGTATACAGAGATTGCCGGAAGTAGTGCGGATGCGTGGAACAGACAGGAGAGAGAAGCAACCGAAGAGGAAGCCAATGCAATATCTAAGTTGCTCACAACCAAGGACGGAAAGGAAGTACAGGACGATTTAGCGGATGCAGATATTACAGGATATGTAAAGAACGGCGTAAAAATCGGTTTAGTATCCTTAAAAGCACTTGCCTATTTTGCGGACTTAGAGAACCAAGGCGGTAGCGGTGCAAGTTCACGCATTGCCAAGACGGCAGCAGAAGCCACAGGAGGGGCGGAAAAGGTAGGACTTGAAGAAATACACGCCTACGCCTTAAAAGATGCCACAATGGGGCAATATGAAAGCCGTAGAAGCAAAGTATACGAAGCGATAAAGGGAAGCAACTTAACGGACGTATCACACACCAAAACAGAAGAGAAGCAGAACACACCGCAGAAGCCACAGGAAACGCCTACAGGAGTTTCAAAAGGCGATATAGTGACATTCACAGGCGGAGGGGTCTATATCTCTTCTACGGCAGAATATGCAGCCAAGGAAAAGGATGTGGTAAGCACCTGTAAGGTAACGGCAGTAAATGAGAAAGGCACACATAAATATCATTGCATTTCACAGGACGGTAAAGGCGTGTACGGTTGGGTCAATGCGGAATCTATCAAGGAGTTATCCTCTAAGGCACACAGCGACCCCGCAAGCGTTTCAAAAGGCGATATAGTAACATTCACAGGCGGAGGGGTTTACAAGTCCTCTACGGCGGAATATGCGAGCGTACAGAAGAATGTTACAAGCACCTGTAAGGTAACGGCAGTAAATACCAAAGGCACACACCCTTATCATTGCATTTCACAGGACGGTAAAGGCGTGTACGGTTGGGTTAATGCAGCAGATGTAAAATAGACCGATTCGGTCACAAAACGGAGGAAAATACTATGCAGATTTTAAAATGGTTACTTGTTAATTGGGATTCTGTATTGCTTATTGCTATGGTTGTAGCCTTGATTATTTATTTAATCAAGACAGGACAGACCAAAATCTTAAAGCAGATTGCAATTAAGTTTGTCACAGATGCAGAGGGAGAGTGTGGGGCCGGCACAGGGATTATTAAGCTGTCGGAAGTGGTTGCGAAAATGTACGCATATCTGCCGAGCGTGGTTAGAATCCTGTTTACAGAAAAGCAGTTGGTACAGATTGCGGAATCTGTATTAGCGGAAGCAAAAAAGAAATGGGAAGCTAACGAGAACCTTACAACCTACATTGAAAACAAACAGCAGACAACCCCGGCAGTGGTAACACTTGTAGAAAATACAAAATAACAGAATATGCAGTAAACAAAATGCCCCCTTGGCTTGATGAAGCCTTGGGGGTTATTTTTATATTCTGACAGGATAAGGCAGCAGTACAAGAGGGGTAATACCACATTCAGAAAGTTTATATATTTTATGAGAAATGCTAATGCCGTTATCAATCCATATCATAAAACTTTGTTTCTGCAATAATTCAGAGTGGTTTGTAAAGACACAACCGCAATTTATGAGATTATCAGCAACCCACTTTTCGCATTCGGCGAATTTCTTTTCTATTCGGCGGTTATTTTCAACCGTTACCGCCTTACGGTCATTCATATATTTTTCATATTTTCCAAAATCCATAATATCCACCTCTATAGTACCGGGGCAGCAGTACCGCAACCCCGGATAAGTATTTAGTTGAGTGGTTGAAGCCAAACCACATTATCAAAATTAAAAAAACCGCCGGAACGGATGATAGAAAGTAAAGCCTTTTTGCCACCACAAGGCATATACGGCTCTGTATCACCCTTAAAAGCAAAGAAGCCTTTAACCGGGTGCTTGAAACAGTAACCGCTTGGACGAGTATAACCAAGCGGATGTCTAAATTTAAGTTCGCCTTTAAGTCTGACAACCTCTAAAGCGTTGTTGATAGTGATTGTTTCTAGTGTTCTTTCCATAGTGAATACCTCCTAAAATGTGGATACTGTGTATAACTTTGTGGGTCTGTCTTATTCCCTGTTCCTTATGATGCTATTATATACTCATATAAGTATATACGCAACCCGGAATAATTACCAAAATACTTATATAAGTATATAAAGTTATTTGTGCATTTTATATACTTGTATAAGTATAATGAATGTGATATGATAAAGAAAAACCAACGAGCAAAGGAGGTGCAGCAGTTGGCGGAGGAAAAGACAGGCGGAACGCCTGCGACAAAGGCAAAAAATAAATACAATGCAAAGGCTTACGACCAATTTCTTGTAACAGTCCCGACAGGACAGAAAGCAGAGATTGACAAAGAAGCGAAGAAACAGGGATATAAGAGCCGTAACGAATTTATAGTTGCAGCAATCGAAGAGAAGAAAGCGAGGGGATAAAATGGATGAATTGTTGAATTGCTGCCCTAAGTGTGGAAGCACATTAGAGTTTAGCAATTTAATGCAGTATTCAGACGTTTACAAAATAACAAGAAGTGGGAAATTATCTAAAAAAAGAATAAGAAAAGAA